ATTCACTACTTACAATCACCAACTTGGTTCAAAAGATACTACAATATGGGACATGATTATGTAACTCACCCATATGAGAAGGAGGCTATTAGTTACGAAAAAGATTATAAATTATTCATATGATAGATACTTGGACTAAAGAACAATTTTTACAATGTATAAGTGATTTATACAAAGAGGCGTTTGGTGTAAGACCTCGTGGTGTAAATTATTCTGAATGGAGTTTAGAAGAACTTAAAACCGAATGGAAACGATTGGAAGTGATAGCAATCGATGAATTTTGGTATAATGATTAAAAAAAATACGAATTTGTTTGGAATTGTAAAAATAAATTCGTATATTTGTATAAATAAAATTTAAATATGGAAGAAACGGCGAAAGAGTACTGTGAAAGGTTATATCCTGAAACCACCGCAGAGTTTAGAAAAATCCTCGATGAGATGTATGAAACTTTTTGTAAAAAACAAAGGAACTATGGACCTGGTAATATATCAGTAGGTTCACCTTTAGAAACAACAGAAGATAAGAATGTTGCATTGACTGGATTGTGGTTTAGAAAGAATGATAAAATACAAAGATTACTACAATTAGTAGTCAAAGGTCAACCAGATGAGGTTGGAGAAAATATTCAAGATACTTACGAAGATTTATCAGTTTATGGTATCATTTCACAAATCGTTCAGAGAGACAAATGGGCTAAGTAATTGTTAATAAAATTTCTTAAACTTCGGTGTGTTTTTGGAATTTTACTATATTTATATATACACCGAGTGGAATTAGTTTGACACTCAAAACTTAAACTTAAACAATTAATAATTTAACACTAAAAGGTAAAAATCATGGCTTTAGACATTAACGCAATCAGAAGTAGACTGAACAAACTACAAAACACTCAAAGGAAATCAGATAACTTATGGAAACCAACACCTGGTAAACACCAAGTTAGAATAGCTCCTTACAAGTTCGACAAAGATAATCCTTTCATTGAACTTTATTTTCACTATAACATTAACAACAAAACTTATTTATCACCAGCATCTTTCGGTAGACCTGACCCAATTGTTGAGTTCTCCGATAAACTAAAAAGAATGGGTGATAAAGATGATTGGAAAGCAGCAAAGGCAATGGAGCCTAAGTTGAGAACTTTTGTACCTGTTATAGTAAGAGGTGAAGAAGGTGAAGGAATTAGATTTTGGGGATTTGGTAAAACTGTATATCAAGAAATCTTAGGATACATAGCAGATCCAGATTATGGTGATATTACAGACCCAACAAGTGGTAGAGATTTAACAATCGAGTATAAATCTGCAGAAGATGCGGGTACTACTTATCCAACTACTACTATTAGAGTTAAACCATCAACTACTCCAATTCACGAGAATGCTGAAACTGCTAAATCTCTTATTGAAAATCAAACAGAGATTACAGATTTATATTCAGAGTTATCGTATGATGAATTGAAGTCAGTACTTGAGGGTTGGTTAAATCCATCAGATGATTCTTCAAAACAATCTTCTGAATCTCAAACTCTTTCACAAAGTAAACCTGCTCCGGCAACTGAAACTAAAACAGTAACAGAACCAGTAAAAACTGATTCTAAGAAAACTGATGATGTTGCAGCAGCATTTGATGATTTATTCAACAATTAATACCAACTAAATGGCGAAAAAGAAAGCAAAAAAAGAACTGGACTTAGCTGATATTCTGGCTGGTGAGTTAAACAAACAATCAAAAGATTCCAAAGTAGCATTTTTCTTAAATGAAGATGAAGCACCTACAAATGTAGAAGGTTGGATATCTACTGGTTGTGCAATGTTAGATGTTGCTATCTCCAATCGTCCTTATGGTGGATTACCAGTTGGTAGAATTACTGAGATAACAGGTTTAGAACAAAGTGGAAAATCATTAGTATCTGCACACCTCCTCGCTGAAACACAAAAGTTAGGTGGAGTTGCAGTATTGATTGATACAGAAACTGCAGTAAGTAGAGAATTTTTAGAAGCAATCGGTGTTGACGTTTCTAAACTTCTTTATGTATCAGCAGATTCAGTTGAACAGATTTTCGATTTTACTGAAACTATTATTGAAAAAGTTCGTGAAACTTCAAGAGATAAAATTGTAACTATCGTAGTAGATTCAGTTGCAGCAGCATCAACAACAAATGAGTTGGCATCCGATTATAAAAAGGATGGATATGCTACTGATAAAGCAATTATTATCTCGAAGGCAATGAGAAAGATTACCAATATGATTGGTAGACAGAAAATCTCATTAGTATTCACTAACCAACTTAGACAAAAGATGAATGCCATGCCATTCGGTGACCCATGGACTACAAGTGGTGGAAAAGCACTAGCTTTCCATGCATCTGTAAGATTGAGGTTGAAAGGTATGGGACAAATCAAACAAAAGGTAAATGGAAACGATAAGACAGTTGGTATGAAAGTAAGATGTCAAATAGTAAAAAACAGAATGGGGCCACCATTAAGAGCGGCTGATTTTGAGATTTACTTTGACAGGGGTATCGATAACTACGGTTCGTGGTTAAAGGTAATGAAAGAAAACAAATTAGTAAAACAAGCAGGTGCATGGTACACATATGTGGATACCGATACAGGTGAAGAACTAAAATTTCAATCTAAAGATTTCATTGGTTTAATGGAAGATAGAGAAGATGTAAGAGAACAAATTTACAAAAAGATTTGTGAAGAATCAATCTTACAGTATAAATCTAATACTTTAGATATTGATAATATGGAAGTTGACCCTATTATACCTGAGTAAAATTAAATTTAAAATTATGAAATTAGATAAAAGAATCTATGACATGTTAAAATCAGAAGCAGAAGCTGATAAGAACAAAGCTTTATTATCATTGGATTTACTTAAAAATTTTCCAAGTGGAATAGGTGACCATTCTACTAAAGATTTTTGGGATAATGCAACAGAGGCTTTAAAGTTATTAGCATCTGCGGATGAAAGGTTAGAAACTTTAGATAAGTATTTTAACACAAAAGAAGTTTTATAAATGAAAGAACTATACAAAAACATTTTAGAGTCAGTTGAGACAGAACATAGCCAAAATATCGATAAACACAAGAATTCTCGTGTTTTAATTATCGATGGCTTGAATACATTTATCAGATGTTGGTCATCCATTCCTACAATGAATGATGATGGTGACCATGTTGGTGGTGTAACTGGTGTATTGAAATCAATTGGATATGCAATCAGACAAGTTCAACCGACTCGTGTTGTTGTAGTGTTCGATGGACAGGGTGGTTCTCAGATGAGGAAAAAGATTTATCCTGAGTACAAGGCTGGTAGAGATAAAAACAAATTAAGAGTAAACAGACAATATGCTGGAATGATGAACGACGAAGATGAGCGTGAATCAATGAAAAGACAATTTGTTTGGTTAACAGAGATGTTACATGCTCTACCAGTTACTACCATGATTTATGATGGTGTAGAGGCAGATGATATTATGGCTTATATTCCTACTCAAATTTTAGAAGAAGGTGAACAAGCAGTTTTAATGTCAACTGATAAAGATTTTCTTCAATTGGTTGATGAAGATACTATTATGTGGTCTCCAACTAAAAAGAAAATCTATAATCGTAAATCAGTAAAGGAAGAGTTTGGTATTGATTCAAGAAACATACTAATGTATCGTATTCTTGATGGTGATAAATCAGATAACATACCAGGTGTGTATGGATGTGGTATTAAAACTGTTATTAAACGTTTTCCTGAACTTGTAGAAGAAACTGAAGTAAATGTATCAGATTTACTAAAACTTGCAGAGGAACGTAAAGGAAAGATTAAAGTTTATTCTGATATTTTAGAATCAAAAGAACAAATCTTATTGAATGAACAACTAATGCAATTGAAAGACCCAAACATTAGTGGTCAAATTAAAATGAAGGTTTTAGATAGATTTAATGAAGAGATTTCTCCATTAAACAAAATAAACTAGTAAATAACTTTGGTGATATCAACGATTGGTTAAAAATAACATTTGGAAATATTATTACCGATTAATTTGGATATATCAAAATTATTTCGTATATTTGTATAAATAAAAAAATAAATGCAACAAGAAGTAGATACTTTATCAAAATACGGTCAATCATTTCAAAGTAAAGTAGTTTCTGCATTTCTTACAGATAATAAATTTCTTGATACAATTAGTGAAATAACCACAACAAAGTTCTTTGAGAACGATGCAAACAAGTGGATTGTTGAAGAAATTATTAATTATCATGAAGAATATAGAAAACCTCCAACATTAGATGTATTCAAATCTCAGTTATCAAAAGTAGATAATGAGATATTGAAGAAAACAGTAGTAGACCAACTTAAACACGTCTTTACTAATATTGGTAATGTTGATTTAGATTACATAAAAAATGAATACAGAGAGTTTTGTATCAATCAAAATTTAAAAGGAGTAATACTTCGTTCAGTTGATTTACTAAAAGCAGGTTCTTATGATAGAATCAAAGATTTAGTAGATAATGCAATGAAAGTTGGTACTGAAACTAATTTAGGTTTAGATTATATTGAGGGATTTGATGAACGTATGGAAGATTTAAAACGTTCAACTGTTCCAACTAATTGGGACCCGATTAATGATTTGATGGATGGTGGTTTAGGACCTGGTGAATTAGGAGTAGTTGTAGCACCTTCTGGTGTTGGTAAAACTTGGATTCTTACAGCACTTGGTGCAGATGCAGTTAAACGAGGATTAAGTGTAGTTCACTACTCAATGGAGTTATCAGAACATTATGTAGGTGCAAGATACGATACTGTATTTACACAAATACCATCTTCTGAATTAAAAGAAAAGAAAGAAGAGGTTAAAAGTAGAATCCAAGGACTTAAAGGTAAACTACTAATAAAATACTTCCCACCAAAAGGTGTTTCGGTAAAAAAACTTCAACAACATATCGAGAAGATGATTACATTAGATAATAAACCAGATTTAATCATTGTAGATTATGCAGATTTATTATTATCAGATTCTAATAAAACTGATTCAACTTATGCTGAACAAGGTGGTGTTTACATTGACCTTAGAGGTATGGGAGGACATTTAGAAATACCAGTTTGGACTGCATCACAAACAAATCGTTCTGCTATTGATTCGGAAGTTATCGAGGCAGATAAAATTGCTGATTCATATGCGAAAGTTATGAATGCAGATTTCATTATGAGTTGGAGTAGAAAATCAAAAGATAAATTGAATAATACTGCTCGAGCTCACATTATGAAAAACAGATTCGGACAAGATGGAATTACATTCCCTTGTAAGATGGATACTAATACAGGTTATATTGTTGTGTATGATGGAACATCACCAGATGGAGTAATTGCACAGAAACAAGCAGCAAGTGGTCAATTAGAAACTAAAAAACTCCTCCACAAAAAGTATGTGGAAAATATGGGGTAAGGGTATCAAAAAAATTTTAACACATGGGTTATCAAAATAATAAATGTGTGAAAATAAAAAAGTAAAAAAAAATAATATGAAAACATTATCGTTTTTCAATATATACTATAATTATAAACACGACCAAAGGATTGGTCACTTCAAAACTAAATTTAAAAATAGAAAATTTTATGGCAAATTCACAAGAACTATTTGAACAGATTAAAGATTTATTCGTTCAATTTGAATCAGAACACAATGGTACAACAAAAGCAGCTAAATCAAGAGCTAGAAAAGCAATTGGTGAAGTTAAGAAACTTGTAACAGATTACAGAAAAGCATCAGTAGAAGAAAATAAATAAGGTTATATCATGAGCAAACTATTCCAAGAAAGAATTCCATTCAAACCATTCGAATACCCAATCTACTATACAGAAGGTTGGTTAAAACAAGCACAGGCATTTTGGTTACATACTGAAATACCCATGCAAGGTGATGTTAAGGATTGGAACGAAAGATTAACTCCAGCTGAGAAAAACTTAGTGGGGAATATCTTACTTGGTTTTGCTCAAACCGAATGTGCAGTTTCAGATTATTGGACAAACATGGTTACTGATTGGTTTCCTAAACACGAAATTAGACAGATGGCTATGATGTTTGGTTCTCAAGAAACTATTCATGCTACAGCTTACTCATATCTTAATGAGACATTAGGGTTGGATGACTTTTCAGCATTTCTGCACGAACCTGCAGTTGCTGAGAAGTTTGAACTCCTTACTTCAACTACTGCTGAGTGGAAACACGAAGATTTAGCAACAAATCCAAAGGCAAGACAGGAAGTTGGTAGGAGCTTGGCGATATTTTCGGCATTTGCTGAAGG